GGGGCAATAGGTAAGAGAAAAGGGCTGGAAATGGGGGGTTAGATAGACAATCAAGAAAAACAATGCGTGCTGATCGTTGTTCGTGGTGCGGTAGTGTACAGCCGTACAGTCCAGAGTCAAGCGGGCCATCGGGCTGCGGAGTGTGGCTACCGTCACTTCGGCGTTAGGGTAGCGTCAGTTGGTCACTTTGCAAGGATGCCGGCCACGCTAGCCAGCAGCTCGAGCAGATCGTGAATGGCTCTGGTTGCTGGCGAGTCGGTGCCCAGCTCCTGGCCAATGCGAACCAGCACAAGGGCTGGGATCAGGTTGTCGATGTGGCGTTTCATGTGGCCCTCCTTGGCCAAAGCCCAGCGGCGTGATTGCCGCCGGGCAGGTGGTCGGTCAGGATCCGATTGCCCGCCGTTGGCTGTTGGTCATTTTGTTTTTGAACCACGGCAGCGGCTGGTACGCCCCGTACTTGTCCATGCCAAAAGCCGACTTCGGAAACCACTGAGCACTAACGTCACATCCGTCGGCCAAGAGGCACACTGCCTTTTCGCTGGACTTCAGCACAGTGACGCCGGCAAAGCTCGGGTCGAACTCGCTCCACCGCATCATCACCCAGCCAGTCGCCCAGTCGTGCTTGGTTTCAGTCGTGGTCATCGTTTCGTTTCCCGTTTTCGTCCCGCGAGTCTCATTCGCTCGCATGGGTGTAGTTTAGGCTATCGTCAGTTAGGCGTCAAGGGGGAGAGAAAAGATTTTTTGTGGTGCGTTTCCAGCGGGGAAACGCTACTTCTTCCGCTTCGCCTTCTTCCGCTTGGCAGCGGGACGCTTGGCGAGGTGCCGCTTGCCGGTCGCCCTGGTGCTCAGTGCGTCCTTGGCTTCTGTGGCGGCTGTCTTGGGGATCAGCCAGACACGCTGGCCAATGCGCCTAGCACCGGGCAGCAGGCCACGGCCCAGAAGCGTGCGAACCCATGCCTCAGAACAGCCCATGAGCTCTACGGCCTCAAGAACCGTGAGGTATTCGCCACTGTCGAGTTTCTGCGGTGTCATTGCAACCATCCGTTGGATGCTAACGCTATCCCATACTTAGTCAAATCGGCATCCTCGCCTTGTCCCGAATACTCGAAACTCTGTACACTACTTCAATGCCAATATTTCTAGCGGATGGGGTGTAGGTTGAACATATGTACACCTATGCTAGGATTCGGCAAAAGGGAGCCGATAGCCATGACGCTGAGAGAACTGCTGCACGACCGGATTGCCCCGCTCAAAGACCTGTCTGCCAGGAGCGTCGTCATGTACGACTCCAGCCTGGACCGCTTCCGAGACTTCCTCGGGCACGAGCCCGACATAGCGGATCTCGATGACCTAGTCTTGTCCAAGTTCCTTCGCTGGCGTTCTACGACGGTCCACGACGCCCGACGGGGGCTCATCAGCCCAGCGAGCCTAGCCAAAGACAGTGCCCACCTACGCAGCCTCTGGACGTGGCTGGCGAAGAAGCGGTGGAAGAAGGGCGACGGCGAACTGCTAGAGTTCCCTGACTACGCCAGGCCCAGGGTGCCCCGGCCCCGGCCCTGTGCCTACACCGTGGAGGAGTTGCAGCTGCTGCTTGACGCCGGCCGCCACCGGCGCGGCCACATTAGCGGGGTGCCTGCCGCCTGGTACTGGCCCACTAAAATCGTGGCCATGTACCAGACGGGCGAGCGTATCGGTGCGGTGCTGGCGATAAGGTGGGGTGAGGTGGATCTGGACCGCCACTGCCTGACGTTCCTGGCTGCCACCCGCAAGGGCCACCACGAGACGATCACGCGGGCGATCTCTGCCGAACTGTGTGCCATGATGGCCCCGCAGCGACGGGCCGCAGACAGCCTTGTGTGGCCTTGGCTGGAGGGGCGGGAGCCTTTGAGCATCTACCCATCCCTTAAGGTGCTGTGCAAGACGGCTGGCGTCCCCTACCACCCTTTCCACAGCATCCGTAAAAGTACGGCCTCGTACCTCAAGAAGAAGGGCAAGTCAGCCAAGACACAGTTGGGCCACTCGTCTGAGGAGATGGCTGAGCAGCACTACTACGACGAACGGATCACGGGCACAGAGTCTGCCCTGGACTACCTGCCCCCGCTAGATCTCGGCGGGCCGGGCAAGCCACGCTAAGGCACAGGGCCGAGCAGCTGGAGGAAAGGGGAAAAACTCCAGCCGCTCGAGGCCCCGGCCTAGGTCAGTAAGAAATATGAGGTTGGTTTTCTTTCATGGCCGCCTCGACTCGCTGGCGTGCCGTCTCGACTCGCAGCCGTCGCACCTCGCCAATCAGCAGGATGACGTACCCTGCGAGCGTGCCCGAGGTGCCGGTCCACGCTCCCTGGAACTTGCGGGCCGCCCGCTCCATGGTGATGAGGTCGTCAGTGGTGAGCGGCTCAGCCATTGCTACGGCACTCCTCGTAGCAGCCGCCGTACCCTGCGATGTCGATGCCGCCGTCAGTGGTTGGCGTTGGGCCGCGAAGCCGGGCCACTTTATCTAGCACCATCACCAAGGCCCAATCGGCCGGAGTGAAGGTCGTGCCAAATGCCGCGTTGACGAGAGAGGCCGTTCGGCTGAAGTGCTCGACGGGCGGGCCGTACTTGGTGTGCCTGTCGCGCACGGCCTCGATGGCACCCTGAAGCGTCTGCTCTGCCACGGTCGGCGGTTGCTCGTGCATGATGCCGTCGACTTTCAGCCGCTGCTGCTCAAGTAGGTGCTCGATGTACGGCCCGTCGGCTAATCGGTCCCACTCGACGTGTTCCGTTTCCTCTGCCTTGGCAACTTTGGGCATAGGTTCTGTCGCCGGCATCGTCACGTCGTACCACTCTTCGTGCGGCTTGCCTGCGGCCTGCTGCTCACGTCGCATCTGAACGGCGGCTCGGACCAGGTCGTTGGCATCCTCAATCGCTGCTGTGGTCATTTGGTTCCCTTCCTCAGATCCCTGTCACAAAACAATGGGTACGCTCGCGTCACTTCGTTGCGGCCGTGGTCGATGATCGCCATGCCTTGGCACGGTCGCTCCGGTGAGGCAACCCGCTCAGCGTATGGCGAGTGTCCAATGACTGAGCCGTTGGCGACGTACCTAGCACCACGCAGCCAGCCGAAAGAATGGTAGTGCCCGAAGATCGTCAGGTTGGCCTTGCGTCCTGCGTCCCACCTTGCGATGGCCTTACTGGCTGGCAGGGCCAGGCCGTAGACGCCACCAGCGAATCGGATGCTGTGGCCATGCGTAGTGCGTACTAAGAACCCATCGAGGTCCACGTAGCCCAGGTGGCCCTCGGCAATCCGCCACTCGACGTTCTTGTTCTGCTCCTCGCGGGCCAGCGTGAAATACATCATCTGCTCCCACGAGTGGTCGAGCTCGGTGGCGATGCGGTTCTTCTCGGTGCTTCGCCCGTGGTTGCCGGCGTTGGTGCAGACGATTACCTCCGCAGCATTTGCGGCGATTGAGTCAATCATTCCCCGCAGACGCTCAGCGATCCACCGCGTGGCGTTCATGGGCGATAACGCCGCCACCTCCATGCAGTCCGGGTGAATGTGACCCGTAATAAAATCGCCGCCTAACCAGATGAGCACGCGCCGGATGTTGGCCTGATTGCGTTCGTGTTGCAGACAGGCGATAAATCGCTCCTCGAGTTCGGCCATTCGCAGCTGGCACACGTCGAGCGAGTAGTCGTTCTCGCCGTTGACGGTCTCAGGCAGCACCCGCTCCTCACAGTGGACATCCGAGAGCATCAGCACCGCCGTGGCGTCGTGCTTCGCGTGGCGTACCTTTTTTGGTGCAGGCCGTTTGGCAGGCTTGATCCCCGTGAGCCCAGCGATGGCGTCGGCACGCTCACGCTCAGCGTCAATGGCCGCCAATGCCGACTTGTACCGCCCACGCAGCGACGCCACCTCGGAGCGGAGCCGGGCAACCTCGGCGTCGGCCGCCAGCTGGCTGGCAGACGCAAGCCCGGCCTCGACGGCGTCGGTCAGTCTTTGCTGCGGAGCCATTTGGCAATCACCTTTTCTGAGGGCAGTTCCCATCCGCGATCCTTGCCGATGTTGACGGTGAGGCGAGCCAGCACGTACGGCCGTGAGCCCAGAGAGCCAGCGTGGAACCGGTCGCGTAACGCCGTAAGTTCCGTCATGACTCTGTCGCCCACTCGCGTCTGCCAGTTGGACTGCACCCGCATGGCCGACTCGACGGCGTCGCACAAGCTCTCCTTAGCCATCCATCACCTCCCTGTACCCAAGAGCCCACAGAACCTTGCTTATGTCTTTGCCCGCCTGCTCTGTGTGCTCTTCGCTGCCCGTTGGGTAGAGGGCGTGCAGCAGTTCATGCACGATGATCGTCAGCTTGTGCCGCCCACGCAGGCCGTCGTGAATCAAGATCCTGGGCCGCTTGCTCTTCTGGCTGAACGTGTAGCCGTAGGCACCGCCCTCGAGGCGAGTGAATCGGACAAGCCAACGCTCGTCCCCATTCAAGGTGAAGTGGTGATCTTCCACGGGCTGGCCCTTTCGCCCTCCACCGTAGCGGGGGCGTCAACCGTTAGCCCTGGCCCGGCGGCACGCCAGCAGCACTAGCTGGCGGGCGCCGGTGTCAGTCCACGGGAGGATGGTCTTGCCGGCACTCCAGCGTTTCGCGTGCTCGGCTCGCATCACGTCGAGGATCTCGGCCATGCCGTCGCCCTCGCACCACTCAGGGCCGAGCGTGTCCATCTTGCGGGCCATGGCATTACAGGAGCAGGTCGGCGTGGACTCTATGCCGAGCCAATCCTTTAGCAGTGCCTTGAGCTCGGTGCCGCAGCGATACGCCGGCGGCTTCGCCAGCGAGTCCTCGATGCCCAACTCGGCAAGCATCGCCGTGGCAGCGTCTCGCAGCCCTGGCGGCGGCTTGTAGCCATCGCGTGCCGCCCGTGGGTACGCGGCGTGATCCACGTCCACGTCGAAGTACCCGTCACCCAGAGCCACCGTCAGCACCGGTCGGATCTCCTCTGCGGTATAGCCACGCTGGCAGGCACGAAACGCAACGTCGAAGGCGCGGAGTTTCATGGGGCAAAAATAAGCGTGACGTTAATCGGGCCGTATGGGTTGCCATCGCACCAAAAGGCGGCAGCATCCAACGCTACTTCAACTTCTTTCCGGCAATCGGCAACAAATGGAAAAACAGTCCTAGAAGACGATGCGTCAAATCCGTTTGACGGTGTTTTTCCAATAAATGTGCCCGTGACATTGCTGGTGAAATACCAGCAGCCTGCATTGCCCAACCGAGTGTTGCCGGCGGAAAAGTTTGCAGTAAGGAAGCGTTGAGTTGCGTCAAACGGCTCTGAGCCGCCGCCACCGTCGCACGAAAAATCTACTGCCTCAGACGCAGACGCAGAGAAAAAAGGCTCCTCGCAAACCACCGTCAGTCCGTCCCAGTCAACGACGATACTTATGTCCTCAACGTCAACGGGCGGATCAGGAACCGGGGACGTAGTGCCGCTGCAATCCCCAGCAGACGTGACTTCCCTTGTTGAGTTTCCTTCGCAGCAGCACAACTCATCCGGCTCAGGTGGGCCGCAACACACGCACACCATCACGGCACCCGCAGTCGTAGGTAGGTGGCGGTCGCTGTAGTGGATATAAGAGTCATCGAAGCAGTGGTCAGTGTTTTGCCAACAGAGATGCCTGTTGATTTATCTTTTACAACAACGAGTTCCAGGTCTAGCGCACAACTTTCTCCGTCAAAAACACCTTCAAGGCACCTTGATGCGAAGGTACTTGCCTGTTACGAAGCGTTCAATGAATAGCCCGTTTCTCATTTGCGAAACTACGCTGATGCTTGATGTTGATACTGTTTTTCCAATCGTGATCTGGCAGTCGTTGGTGTTCAATGTTGCACTGATGGTTACGTCGGTGACAACCGACTGCGATGCAGTCGCGCTGGCGTATGGCCGCTCCAGAATCTGAGTTATAAAATGTGCAGTTGGTGCCTCAAGGGCAGGCGTCACAAGCCACCACGAAGTACCATCTTTTCCGACTATGCAGTCCACTGGCGTCGGGTAAGTTTCGCTGATCGGCCACGTCAAGTTTGTCACCGCCTGCGTGGCCGTCGGTGCGAGTTTGAACGTCACCACCTTACTGGCACCGATAGCCCACGAACCCGAGAACGTCGCGGCCCTAACCTGCCTGGGGATCCGCTCGGGAAAGCGTGCCTCGAACGTCAGCGGCTTGCCCTGCGGCGTCGCCAACTCTGCGGCACGCACCACGTCGGCGATCCGCTCTGCGGACTCCAGCGTAAACTGCACGGCGTCTCGCGGCTGGCGTGCCATTACGATGGCGGTGCCCCGAAGAGTGTCGTAAAGTTAGCCGACGGGTTGACTCGACGATTCAAGATGTCTGGCCTGCCGGACGCTTGCTGCTGCCCGCTTGAGAGCGGCATCGGCGTCGGGCTCGCGATCCATTCGGCGTTTTTATCGTCAAATATCATGCAGCGACGTTTCGTCTGGGAATCAACTAAGAAGTTCCACCCAACGTCAGGGATTAGCAGCACCCATCCCGTCTGGCGATACTGCAGCTTCCACTCGGCCGACCAGAACTTGTACTTAGTTGCGGCGACAACTTCAGTCGTCTGGGTCACGTTGCCGCCAGACATCTTCCAGCCGTAGAGTCCTGCTCCTAGGTAGGACGCGTCGTTGACTGAGTTGATGGCAGCGATCTGCGACGATGGGAAGGCGAGGTAGTTCTTTTTGATCGTCGCCGTAATCATGCTCTCGTCAGCGACGAGCCCTTGCAGGTAGTCGTTCGCACTGTTGACCAGCGACCTTGGGTCATCGTTGGTAGCACCCTCGTAGTACCTAAGTGCTGCAATCTGGCTGGGCTGCCCTTCAAACGTCCACACGGCCGCACGGTTGTACGGGATGACAATCTCTTCCGGGTCCACGATGCCGTACTCGGCGATGACTTCGACGTGGTAGGGCGAGTCGTTGAATCGTTCGTTGATCGTAAACTTGCGAAGGCTATAGGCCGACATCGTCGGGTGAGCGGCGTTGTATCCTCCGGTATTGCAAGCCGTTGTGATGTCCGTCTCGGTCGGCGGGTTGTTGGCCAGCGTGTCATCAGTGAGCACGACCGCAAACCGGCGAATGGCACGCGGTGCTTCGCCAATCCCTTCCTCGACTGTGCGTGCCAGTTCGATAGCAGAAACAACGCCCACTAGTTGATCCCTCCGATACGAGCCGCACCGACAATAGCGACCGGCGTGTTGAAGTAGTTGGCCGCTGCCTGCCCGATGCCCACGGCAATCTTCTCGAGCAGCTTGGTCTGTAGCCGCTGCTGGATCATGGCCGGGTCTTGAGCCGATGCGGCCAAGTCAGTCACCAGCGTGGCACCCTCGACGGTACGGATGTCAGTGGCCTTGATGGATTGCTCGCCCAGCGTGTTGAGCTTGCGGAGTCGCTCCTCCTGGCGTGTCGCTTCGGCGGCGGCGGCCTTCTGCTGCTCCTCGAAGATCTTCTGCTGCTGCTTGTAGACTTCTTCCTGCACTCGCCGCTGCTCATTGGCTGCACCCTCGGCAGCCTTCTGCTGTTCAGCGTATGCGTCCTGCTGGGCCTTCACGGCATCGTCTTGCTGTTTCTTCTCGGCGGCGACACGATCCTCTGCGGCTTGCGTGCGGGCCTTGTCGGCCTCTTCAATGTTCTTGATCTCGTTGTTGAACAACTCCTGCTGCCGGGCCACCTCTTGGTTGAACGCCTCTTGGTTCAAGATCCCAGCCTGTGCCTGCTCCTGGGCGGCGGCGATACCTTCTTGCAACCGCACGGCAGCATCGAACCCGGCCTGGCCGAACTGCTGAGACTTGGCGATCAGGCCGTCAATGCCGCTATCGACAGCAGCAAACGCTGCCTGGAAGCCTTGGCCGAATCCCTGCTCTAGTGCCTGCTGCTGGTCCTCAAGCTTGGCCTGTAGTTGGTCGAGTTCTGCCTGACGTGCTGCGGCGGCGTCGGCCTGGGCCACGTTGTCGCTGGCACGGGCTGCGGCCAGCTGCTCCGACACACGGGCCTGCTCACGCTCGACGGCCAGCAAGTCCTGCTCGAGCCGAGCCGCTTCATCGTTCGTCTGCAGGAGTTGGTCAAGCCTCTTGCGGTCGGCGTCTACCTGAGCCTCAGCGGCGTCCGTTGCCGCTTGGCGGTTCTGCTTCTCCTTCACGAGCTCAGCGTTCAGGTTCTCCATGAAGCCGTTCATGATCTCGATCTGGTCAGCAGTGAGATTGCCTTCGGCAGCCATCTGCGAGAACGTGGTGAGCGTCGCTTGGGACTGCTGCAGGAATGCGGAAGTGCCGCCCTCAGCCGTAGACAAGAACTGGTCAAGGTCAGCAGTGGCGGACGCAAGGTCGGCCTGAACTTGAACCTCTGGCAGACGGGCGTTCTCAATCTTGGCTCGCAAGCCTTTCAAGAACTCGGACGCTGCACCCTCGCCAGCTTGGGCCGCTGTTCCTGAGCCGCCGCCAGTGAAGATTCCAACAAATGCCTGTCCTGCATTTGAGGCGGCTTCCTCGAGCTGCCGAGAGTTTTGCTCGGTTGCGATCATCGCCTGCCGCGTCAACTCTTTGCCGTACTGCTCAAGGTCGTCGCTGACAAAGCTACCCAGCGTCTCAATGATCTTTCCTAGTGCCGCCGAAAGAGCGTTGCCAGCCAGTTCAAAAACGTTGGCAACTGTTCGCAGTCCTTCTGACACAAACACGAAAGCACTTGCCGATGAGTTAAAAGTCTCTGAAGTTGTTTGCAGTGATAGGCCAAGGCTGTCAAAGCGGTTTATGAAATCGTCGAAAACGGCAGCAAAGTACGTGGCACCTTGTAGCAGTACGTCAGTGATGGCATTCGCAATGCCCGTGCCGCCTTCGCCAGTCGTGCCGTTGAACTCTTCAACAAACTTTAAGAACTCATTCGTCACGGCCGTCACCGCTGGGGCAAGATTGCCAATCACCTGCCCGATGATGCCGTTGATGGTGGCGGACACCAAGTCAAACGCATCGTTCATGTCGGCAACGTTGTTGACTTGCGTCTCGCTAATGATGACTCCGAGACGCTCGGCCTTGGCCTGAAGCTCCTCGATGCTGGCCGCACCTTCACGAAACAGCGGAGCCAATGCGGCACCCTGCTTGCCAAAGATAGCGACCGCAGCGGCAGCACGATCCGCAGCCGTTGGCAGCTGCGAGATAGCGGCACCAATGTCGGAGAACTGTTGCTCTGGGGACAACGCCCGAAGGTCGGCGAGCGAAAGGTTGATGTCCTTCAGTGCCTTATCAAGTGCGTCGCCTGGCGTTGCCTTGCCGATGTTCACGGCCAGCTTTTGAACGGCAGTGCCGAACTGCTCTGTATCCACTCCGGCCAGTTTGGCCGCAAGCGAGTAGCCCTGTAGTGCCTCGACGCCAATGCCGGTACGTGCAGACAGGTCATTGAGAGAATCGACGCCGGCGTTGACAGTAGCGACAAGCGAACTGACGCGGCCGGCAACGTCACGAAAGACGTTGCCGATTGCCTGAATGCCGCCAACGAATAGGCGGCCAATCTCGATGTTTGCCAGGATGCTGGTGTTGCGGGCGAGTGCCTCGATGCTCTTGTCGGTTTTCTTGGCTGAGTCTCCGACTCGGTCAAGGTCCGAGCGTGCCTTCTGAGAAGCACGGTTGTAAGTCTCTTGGGAGATGCGGCCCGCACGCAGTTGCTCGTCTAGTTCGTCGATGGTCCTGCTGTACTTCTCGGTCGGCGAAATGTTCGCCTCAGTGATCTGGGCGGCCCGCTGGAATGCAGCCGCCTCTTTCTTGATCTCATCGGTGAGCCGTGCGTATGACTCGGCAAACGCTTCAGCGCTGATGTCGCCGCGAGCCAGGCTCTGAGACAGGTCGGCCAATGCCTGTGATGCCGTCGCCTGGGCTGTCGCTGCGGCCTGGTTGGTTTTGGTGAACTCGTCAAAGACAGCCGTTGACTTGGCCGCTTGTTTGCCAAGATTCTCCAACGCCCTCTCAGCAGGCGTGAGACTCTTCACGACGCCAGAGGCGTCGGCAGTCACCTTCATCGCTAGGTTGAGGATGTTGTTCGCCATGGCTATTCAAACATTGCCGAGAGTTTTGCCAACTCCCTGGCCATCTCCTCAGTGGTCTGCGGTGGTTTCTCTATCGGTACAAAATCGCTCGCCTTGGCCGCTTTTCCTCTCTCGCTGTACGGGGCCAGGATGGCACTCGTGAGCAGTCCCGTCTGTTGCCACGGATCCGGCAGAGCGTGGTAGTAGCGGGTAAAGGCCACCCACTCCGACAACTCCTGCGAGTCCATGCGACGGGATAACTCCCTGACCGTCATGCCTAGGTGCCCGGCGAGGCGAAAAAGAAACCTTCGCATCGGCCGGGCCTTTAGTTTTTTGCGAGTTCCTCCACGTCATCCGAGGTCATGTTGTTGTGTTTCATCGCCTTGTCGAACAGCTTCGACACGACGGCCGAAGACTTTTTCGCCAGCTGCTCGATGCCCTTTTCGTCAAACAGCCGGTCGCCCGTCTCAGGATGGCACAGGCAGCGGGCCAGGTACTTCGTGCGAAAGTTGTCGATGCCGGTGGACTTATTGCCGATCCACTCACGCTCGTAGCTGTCCCGCTCTTCGACGGTCATCACGCGGATGCCGAGCACCAGCGGCTTGCCATCGGCGTCCTTCCACTCCTTCACCGTCACCTTCAAGAGCGACAGGTCGTCTGAGGCAAGGATCTGGGCGGCGAGTTCTGCAACGGTCAGGGCCATGGGAGCTCCTAGGATTGAACGCGTAACGTGACGCCGTAGCGGGCCACGTCGTTGACCACGCCCGTCAACGTGAACCGCTCGAGCACGGCCTTGCCTGAGTAGGCGAGCCCGCCGCCCGTGATGGCGACCGCAGCCCGCTTGCCGTACTTAGCCGTGGAGATGTTCGCAGTCGTAAGGCACGCTATCTCTATAGTGCCCACGTCAAGCGTCCACGTGCTTCCACGAGCAAGAGGCAGCGAGCCGCCGTGCGTAACTCGCAACTCTGTGACTTCGCCAAAGTTGACGCTGTCCCAGGTAGCGGTCACGCCAGTCGCATACGTAGCCATGACGGTCCTCCGTCTGGCTTACCGCTCGAGCTTGATCGTCGCCTGGCCCCGGATGGCGTCCTGCGTCGCAAGCGTCAGCGTCGAACTCGTCACGGTGCCAGCCTTGCTGCTCACGCCGGCCAGAGCCGTGCCACCAATGGTGAGCACGAAGGAGCCGGTGCTGCGGTCAGCCAGGAAGGTCTTGCCGATGTAGTCGAACGTGACCGAGCGGCCGGTTTCGCCGGAGGCAGCACCAGCCAGCGGGAGCTCAAGAGTCCGGGCAGTCTCGCCAGCAGTCTGGCCGAGATGCCCTACAGCAATCTTGTCCTCATCCGCCGTCGGGTCGGTGGCACTGACCACCACGTTGGTCACCGTGTAGGCAACGCTGTTGAACGTCAGGACTGTGCCGGAACCGTCATGCGGTGTCTCGAAGGCCATCTGCTAGATCTCCTGCCAGAGGATGGAATACTGTTGGTTGACCGTCAGGATCGGCGGCAGGTCTCCGCCGGCCAGCTGCACCACGCCGTCTGACTCGGTGTCTAGCGACACGTTTCTGACGCTCACGTAGTTTGCCACCGAGGTGC